TTGGATTACCTGTTGGAAGTTATGACCAACTTGTCTATCAACATTTTACCTGAAGATGAGCGTGAGTTCTTGATTCTTACAGGTGAAAGAGGAATGATTATGTTCCATAAGCTTGTAGAAGATAAGATTGGTATCCTTATTCCTCTTGGTGATACTGAGCGTATCAAAGGCTCAGGTCAGAACAAAGGACTTGGAGGCCAGTACAAGCAATTCATGGGACCACAGGGTATCAAGATTACTGTAGCCCACATGCCTCAGTATGATGATCCAGTATTGCACCGTATGGAAGCACCAGATGGTGGATACACTGAAAACTATCGTATGACTATCTTCAATATTGGTACTACTAATGGTGAGCCTAACATTCAGAAAGTTGCTCCTAAAGGTCGTGCTGAAGTGAAGTGGTATGTACCTGGTTCTACTACTCCTTTTGGTCCGCAGAATGGTGGTATGGGCGCATCTCCTGTAGATGGCTATGAAATGTACTGCCAGACTACTCAAGGTATTATGTTGAAAAACCCCTTGAGTGCTGCTGAACTTATCATGGATGTAACTTATTAATACGTTCTAGTAGTTCGTTATAAACTATAAACTTTAAAGTGATGGAGAAAAGTGCAGTTGAAAGTAAAGTAAAAGAACAAGTCAAAGTGTCAAATCCTCTCGCTAATATAAACGGTAAATGGTCAGTGAAGCCTTGCAGAAAGTCTTGGCTTCACACCATTAACCCTAACCATGATGGTAACACTATTTTTAGTGGTGCTCAAATCTGGATTGTAGCTGCGAGAAGTGCTTCAAATCCTGATGTTGTAATTACAGGGCTAAGTGAAGAAGAACGTGAAGCTTTTGAAAAAGAGATGTTTCTTCAAGCTGGTGCCTTGTCACCTTACAACCTTAAGTTTTGGGCAGACAAAAAGAATGCTATCAAGATTCCCAAGGATGGTTTGACACTTGATTGTGACAATAACGTAAAGCATAAACTTTGGTTTAAGATTCTCTCAGCCTCTAAGCGTGTAGCTAAGGGCAAAGAAGATTTAGCTGTAAACTCTATAGCTGATGTTCTTCTTTCTTCGGTTGAGCAAGAAGCTAAGTTTGATTCTGAAAAGATCAATACTAAGACTAAGGCTTATGTCAAGTTCAGCGGAATGAGCTTGCAGGATAAGATTAACTATCTTAAAGTATTTAATGAGGGTGCTTCTAAGGTAGACGCTATTACTAAACCTGATCTTATTGAGCAGACTTTAGGTAATATCGTAGAAAATGATCCTCAAGAATTCCTAGACACGTTTGATAATCCTTACTTTAAAGATTATGTTCTTCTTGAAGACCTTTTGAGCAAAAACATTATTTCTCGTAAAGGTGGAAAATTCTTTATCACAGGAGGTATAGAGATTGGCATTAGCAAAATGCAAGTCATTACAAACCTTCGTGCTGATGATTTTCAAGAAACAAAGATTGGTTTAATCGCTAAACTTAATGCTACGAAATGATAATGCCCGTTGCAGATATGCATCAACAGTTCCTGCATTGGTATGACAAGCAGAGTAATTTCTCTGCTCCTGAAGTCACACCAGAGGAGGTTGATCTTTATCTAAACAACGCACAATATCAGTTTATTAAAATACTTACTGAACAGGGACTGGAAAAATCACAGGAGTGGCTGGATTATCTGAAGAACATAACTACAGCATATTCAGTCGCTCCTTTACCAGTTGTTGCTACTAACAAGCCGAATGGGAGATATGTAACTATTCCTAATGTTAGTCCAAATCAGCTGTACAGATTAGCTTTGCTTGAAGAAGCAAGTATAACTTACACAGATTGTGGGGCAAGTGTTACAGCAAGAGTTCCAGTTATTCCAATGACTAGGGATGAATATAATAAAGTAGTTAATAACCCTTTCAAGAAGCCTTGGAAAGAAGAAATTATAAGACTTGTCTCGGATAGTAACAGATTTGAATTAATCAGTTTTCCAGGCAGTGTTATAAACACATATTACTTAGATTATCTAAGAGAGCCTGCTAAGATTACTTACGGTACGCAATACTCTGTTCAAGTTGCTAATGTAGATTGTGAACTAGAGTCTAAAGCTGCTACTAAAGTTGTAGAAATAGCAGTACAACTAGCTCTTAAAACAGTAGGTGATCCAAGGCTTCAATTAGAACAACTTGATCCTATAATTAAAACAATTTAAACCATGCCACTCTTAAATAAAATCAAAATTTATTCTGGGCGTGTAGCCCAAGGCAAAAGACCTGTTGGTAATAATCAACAGGGACGTGCGTCTGATATTAATCCTATTATTGAGTGGGTTAATCAGCGTTCAGATGTTAATACTGCTGCTAATGCAGTAACAGGTAGTGGAACTGCTGCTACAATTAATACAATCAGTGGTACTATTACTACTTCTTCTCTTAGTACTGCTGCAGTTACTTCTGTAACTTACACAGTTACTAACTCTGCTTGCACTGCAAATAGTACAGTTTTAGTAACTATTGCTGGAGGAACTAATAGTACTGGTGTTCCAGTAATTTTGCGTGCTACTGCTGCTGCAGGTAGTTTTACAATTGTGTTCCGTAATATTGATGCAGCTGTTGCTTTAAACGGAACTCTTATCTTTAAATATATTATCCTTTAATTAACCTTTTAAAAATTAAATAAAATGAGCGTATTAAGTGTTCAAAATATTCAAGAGACTTTTGTAGGAAAGAGCCTTTCTCGTACAGCAAGTCTTCAAATTACTAGTCCTGGAACGACTGGTTACATTGCTGATGGAGAAGTAGCTATTCTTACTTCTACTGGAGCTATTGCTACTAACACAGCTACTTATGCTAACTCACCTTTCATCCAAATTGTAGAGCGTGTTGGTAATGAGTTAGTATTTTCTTCTAAAATTTTTGGTAATAGAGTAACTGCTTATCGTGGTAGAGCTGGTGCTCAAGGTCAAGAGCAGATTTACCATATTGGTTACAATGGTTCTGCTGGTAGTCTTGACATTACTTCAGGTCTGGATTTTCAATTGACTGTAATTGAGAATCAGGATGATATGATGTGGGCTGAACAAAAGAAAAAGAATGTAGTAAACGTACCTAACAATTTGGTTACTACTCAACTTGATCTTGCTAAGGCTATTGTTAAGAACCAGATGAAAAAATATATTACTGATGGTTCTTCTATTACTGCTTGCATGTTAAATAATGCAGCTGCTGGCGCAGTAACTACACAAGGTACTACTTTAGGTGTTACACATGGATCTAATTTAATTGTTTATGGCGCAGCACCTGCTGTAAGTACTGTAGGTACATTACTTCGTATTGGTGTTACTGGTAGTACTTATCAAGTAACAGATCCTGTTTACACTATTGCTGGTGCTGGTCCTGTTGCTAATTCTTTCTATTTAGACCAACCTTATGCTGGTCCTACTAATGCTTTATTAGCAGCTACAGCACATGGTTATATTGCTACTCCTGGAGCTTCTTATGGCGTACGTTTTACTGGTAAATCACTTCCTTTCCGTCGTGATTTCTTCAAGTTTAAGCGTGTAGCTTTTACTCTTCAGATGAGTGGTTATGGAGCTACCCCTTTGACTAAGACTCAAGAAGCTCTTTATGGTTATGGAGATGGTCGTCTGGTACTTGAAGAAGAATCATTTAGCAAAGGATTTGAAGGAGCACTCAACCGTATGACTGTTCCCCTGCCTTTAGCTAATGAGATTTTTATGGCTGATGGTTCTACTTCTACTAGTGTCAGTACTGCATTTGGAGATGCTTTCACAACAGCTGCTGCACTTTATGATGCTATTACTATTGAATTTTTCAGTCAAGATCAAGCTACTGTAGTTGCTGTACCTACTATGCCACAGCTTATTAAATTCTTTGGATTTGACGGTGCTGGACAAAATGCTGCTGCTACTAACGGTGTTCAAGTAGTTTTAAATGCTTGGATGGCTACTGTACCTGGTGCATTTGCCAACCTTTCAGTAATGTAATTTTTTAGTGATTTTTTAATTTTCTGTAATTGTTTGAAGAGAAAGAGGGGTGGGGATTTCCTCACCCCTTTTCTCAAAATAAAGTATAATAATTAACTGATGCCTGTAATAAACACTAATCTAGTCTTAGGAGTACATTTATGTCAATCTAGTAATTGTAAGATAATTACTCTTACTGAAACTACTGGTGCTTACAATGTCAGTAATAATCCAGGAGGTTGGGGAGCTCCTAACCCAGAAACTAATTCCTTGGATTCCTTACAGGTAATTATAACTACTCCTGCTAATACTCCCTATACTTTTACTACTATAGCGGGGTGGCCTGATGTTACAGGTAATGTAGAAGCAAATTTTTCAATAGGTAGTAATGGAGCTATTCAAAATAACCCTAATGGTACTACTGCTTTTTCAGATGGTATTTATACTGTTCAATATACTGTTAATGGTACCATAGCTCCTAATACTTATACAGCTACTACTACTCAACAGTTCCTTTTAACTTGTCAAATTAGATGCTGCATTGATAAAATGTTTCATCTTGCTTCTCAGTCTGATTGTACAGATTGTAAGAATGAAAAATTAAGTAATGCTCTTGAAGCAGAAGCTTTTCTTAAAGCTGCTGAATATGCTGCAGCATGCGGCAAAATAGAAATGGCTAAGAAACACCTTGCCAAAGCTCAATGGATTTGTAACACTAAAAACTGCCTTAACTGCTAATGAGTACAAATAATTGCTGTGGAGATTCAGCCGTACAATCCATAAATACATTTATTCCTGGTCCAGCAGGTAGCTCATATTATGTATACGTAGCTTATGCTACTACTGTAAGTAACGTAGGTCAAGGTAATAGCTCTGCTCAAAGCGGCTTTCAACTTACTCAGCCTACATCTACTTCTGCATACTTTGCTATTCTTACAAGTCCTACTATTGTAAACAATGGTAGTCCTACAGCTGTAAACTTTCAAGGATTATGGGCACCTTTTGGAGGAGTTACAGTAAGTGGTATTAACTTAGAGCAGGCACAAGTTCTAGTAGCTAATGGTCCTTTTAACACTGTTAACTTCCAAGGTACTGGATTATCTGGAGTAACTGTTGTAAATGATGCGTTAAATCAAGCTACTGTAGAAATTACTACAGCTGCTTTTATCAAAACATACTATTCACAAATAAAGACTTTAGCTACTAATGGTCAATTAAAACCAGGCTCAAGCTATTGGATTGTGGATGTAGGTGATGGAGAAGGTGCAGGAACTAATAATGCATATAAAGCAGAGTGTGAAGCAAACTATTACGATTTTGCTACACCTAACTTTACAAACTATGCTCATAATGCAGGTATTGTAGTAAGAGCTCTTACACCTAATAAATTAGCAGCGCACGCAATTTATTTAGCAAGAGTACCTAACCCTATAAATACTTCTTTTTTCCAAGCTGGTAAAAGTTATGCCGTTGATACTAGGATTGTAAGTTACAATCAAGTATTTCAATTTACGGCAGGTGGAGTCTTAAATACTGAGCCTGCAGATACTCCAGCTACTTGTACTTATGTACCTAGACAAAATAATAATTATTACGTTTTAGATCCTCAGCTTTGTATTTATGAGCTTGAAAGTGGTACTAGTCCTTATGGTATAGTAAGGGCTCGTTGGGATTCTAAAGGTAATTATGTACGTAACTTAAATCCTAGTTCTACAGGAACTAATGGAAATGAGTTTATGAAAAATGTCTTTAGATGGGGTACAACAGGTATTGTAAGTAACACAATTAACTTCTGGGATGATAGTAACAGAAGACCTGCAAATGATTCTAAACGTAGTCCTGCTTTTCAAGACCAGCTTATAAACTATTGCAACATTGCTAACTTTAGATCTAATAAAATAGATTTAGATTTAGGAGCATCTGATGAAAGTACAAAAACAGGTACTAGGTTTTTTAATATTTACATAGACTCTAAGTCAGATATTCACGGTAATACTTTTAACAATGCTACTATTAC